TTTTCGTAGCAAGGATATACTCCGCTTTTAGCTGTTTCGCTCATCGTCTACCTTCCTTTCGTAATAAATGTCAAACCAAATGACACGTTCATAGATTCCTTTGTCATCCGTTCCAACATCTACTGGTTCAGGAACCTGCATGGATAAGAAATCTACTTTTGTATCTTTGATCATGAATTGTTTCTGTATTTCTAATATTTCAAACAGTTCGGCTGCTGCCTGTTCTGTTTCTTTTGAATTGTTGTTCCAGTGGACTAAGACAGATATACTTTTCGTATCATATTTCTTATATCCACCTACTGCATACCGTTTTGGAGCATAGGAACTTCGTTGATACACTCCAATGGATCTGTCTTTTTTGTTGTCTAACTTTCCTGTGTAATAGTGATCAGCTTCAAATACTGTTTTCAGCCAGTCCTTCACATCTGCTAACAAAATCATACGCCACTCTCCCTTCGGTACAGTTTCTTGAATGCTTTCTGTGCAAAGTCTTCATACAATCCACCAGGAAGCCATGGATTAAACCACTCGCCACCTGCAAACGGATTTTCGTATGTCTGAAAATTGTATTCCGGATGGAAATATAACCTTCTGGCATATGGCGTTGTAGATACAATCCTTGTATGTCCTGTTTTGCTGTAAGTATAATCTACAAATGTATTATCATTTTGCAGATTTCCTGTATCAAACGGCATAACCTGAGCTTGTACCACTTCGGTATGCAAAGCTTCTGCTGTCTTTTCCAGTGCTGTGACTTGTGCCTGTGAAAGCTCCCGAAGTCTCTGTGTGTTGATTTTTATAATTGAATTGCAACGGATCATCACATCAACTCCAATCTGGTATAATTGACCGTCCCATCGGGATTTCTTGCTTTCTCTCCACTTACGATCACTCTCTCAACTCCAAAGACTGTTGCGACACCGCAACTGATCACTGGTACATCTGGGGCGATATCTCCACAAAAAAGAGCAGATCCCGTAACCTGTACGATCTTCTGCTCATTTGTCATAACTCTTTTTGCTTTATCTTGATAGTTGCATTTGAAATCCGCATCGATCAGAGTGATCGGCTGCCCTTCCTCTCCAATCTCCTCACTATCAATTCGAATGTGAATATCCGTCTGACACATTGATTTTGGAATTAACTCTGGCCATTTCATCAGATCGCCCCCAATCTCCTGCAGCACAATCCTGTCTGCTCTAACATCGCGTAATTGTCAGCTTTCATGATCACCCCATCCTGAACTGTCACATTCCATCCACCGGCATTGATTCCCATTGACACACCATTGATCGAATAAGAACTTAAGACACTGTTGATCAGAGATTCATTTTCTGCTTCAAAATCTGCCTGTTTACAAACAACCAGACGTATCACATCTTTTTGAAATTCTGTCAGATTCTCAAATCCTCTTGCTACAATACGGTTAAATGTAAGCGTGTCAATGTGTCGGCTTGCGATATACAACCTCTTTTCAAGATCATCCGTTGTGATCACACCGCTGACTTTTTCATAATACTCCTGATCTGCATAAGAGGCGAGTGCCATATGCACCACCTCCTACACTTCTGTATATTCCGTAGTGTCTACGTCAACGTAAACAGAATCAACCTTGCCATCTTTTCCGTTCGGGAATACAAATACGTCAGATAAAGTTCTGTTCTGATACAGATAACCATCACCTTCTGTGTGTGTTCCTGGATCAAAGTAATAGATGGATGAGATCTTAGGAACTGTCTTACATGTCTGTCCGCATGCGATCAGCACATTGATCTTATGTGATCCTGTTACGGATTTACCTGCGTCTTTCTTTACTGGTGCAAATCCGCCTTCTTCAACTTCCCAGTTAAACTTATCATAGAAGCGTTCATCATCGATAACTTCCATAAGTGTTACGCCATCAATATCTGTGACTCGTGTTTCGATTCCCATACCGCCTTCTGCGATCTGAGTCATCTCAATCTTACGAGTAAATTCTGTAGACAGTTCTAACAGATCCATGATCGCAGATGATACATACATGATCAGTGATCCATTCGCTTTGTATCTGCGAAGTTTTCCTGCTGCAAGGAATCCTTTTAACTTGCTGAATACATTTGCTTTTGTATAATCACTGGAAGCTGTTGAGCTGTGATATCCAGTCACTTTCTGCGCAGCCTGTGCTACTTTAGAGAAGAATAACGCATCTGTTTCTGGAACTACCTGAGTCTGTTCAAAGACTTTGGAAATATTCTGGATAGATGCTGTTGCGTTTGTCTCATCGACATCTGCTTTATCAACAAGAAATGATACATCTCTGTCGTGTTCTACGGTAAATGCAGTATCTGTCTGTGCATAAGTTCCTTTGTTCCATCCGCCATTTCGACTGTGGTTTTTGAATCCAGATACAGACATCTGTGTGAAGTGGAATGTTTTCGCATCCAACCATGTTACATTTGATGTTACAAATGGAGAAGTTAATGTTCCCTGCATTAAGATCTCCAGAAGTTCTGGCTCCCATACCTGTGCATAATTTAATGCCATTCTTTCTTACCTCCTAATTAAATCGGTTCCATCGTTTTGTTGGTACCGATTTCTGCTGTGGTGTATTGCCACCAGTCTCTCCGCCATGCTGCTGACCAACTCCGATCTGACGGAATCCTGTCTGCTGCTGTTCCTGTGGTTTTAACTGTGGCACATCTTCCAATACTTTGTTTAATGCTTCTTTTAATTTTTCGGAATCAATCTTTCCATCCTGTACGACCTGTGACACGTCTGCCAGTTTTAACACGTAAGGCATTGTTTTTAAGTCGATCCCAAGTTCTCCAGATAACTTATAAGCATCACGCTCGATCATAGCTTTCTGTGCCATCTGCTGCGCGTTCTGTGCCGCGTTCTGGATTGCTTCGATGTTTGGTTCATTTGCAGCTTTCTGCTGTTTAAATGCCTGCATTGCCTGTTCAGCTTCTTCCTGGCTTAAGCCCTGCTGTTTAAAATAGGCTTTTAATGCAGTGTTTTCTTTTGCTGCTAATGTCCCATCTAACATTTGCTGAATCTTATTGTAGTCAATCTGTGGCTGTGATGGATCAGTTGCCGGCGGAGTCTGATTTGCTCCTGGCTGTGGTGCAGGCTCTCCCTGTCCTCCCGTTGGTTCTGATCCTGGTTCCGCAAAAAACTGTAGATTCATGTTTAATTTCTTTTTCATTGTTGCTCCTTTCCATTTTGTGGGTGTCTCCCAATTATCTATCCATTGTCTTCGGTGTCACCGCCCACGCATCTTTTACCCTCTTATCGTGTTTGGAGCATAAAAATAAGACGTCTTAACGGAACGTCTGCTACCGAGATTTATGGATCACCTCTTACTTTCTTGCCTTGGTACTTCTTTTTGGTTTTTCTTCTTCCTCAGTTCCTTCCTGAGCTTCTGGTTCTTCTACTGGTTCAGTGATTTCTTCCGCTACACCTGCTGCGATCAGTACCTGACCTCTTTCTTCTGTAACATCGAACTCATCTCCAACACGTTTTTCAAAACCAAGTTTTCTGTCGTGATAATTGTAAGTTACTCTTACTTTCATTGCTGGTCCTCCTTTCCTTAAAAATGAGTATAAAAATACCACCAACCATTTCTGATCAGTGGTATTATCTATATCTTTTACTTCTTATCTTCATATTCTCTCACAATCTTCTTCATATACTCTCTGTATTCTTCTATCCCGTTGAAGCATTCCCAATGATACGGAATCCATTCACCAGTTATTTCATAACATCTCCTTTTTAAATACTGAATTTCTTCATCTTCTTTTAATGCCTGAATCAATTTTTTCATTCAACCAGCTCCTTATATGCCTTGAATATTCCATCTAATATTTTTTCTTTTTCATCCAATTCAAGTACATCTATGCTGCTTAAATTCGCAAATATTTCCATCGCCTGTACTTTAGGATTCGATTTCCAATAACTCTTTTTATGCCCTACTGGAACTATAATCTCACCTTCACTCAATGCGCTGATAATATCTGAAATTGCAAAGCTGTACTCATACTTCCCATTTTCTTGAAACCATTCTTGAACTTCATCTCTTTTATCATATACTTTTTGTCTACATTTTTCAATTTCTTGAAGAAATCTTTCATCTTTCCAACTATTGTATTGTAGAAAATCCATTCTATGTGTTATTTCATGCGAAAATACATAATCCATATCGTACAATTCAATATTAGGTGCTTTAGAATTGTATTTTATAATATCTTCATTAGGCAAATATGCAAAAGGCACTTTAAGTTCTTGGTCTTCTACAAATTCTACTGTATCCACAAAAAATGACATATTAGCCTTGTGTCTTGAATTATCTATGTTATTTTTTATCTTTTCTTTGAATACTTCGAGAGAATCCTTTATATTAAATCCTTCTGCTTTCTTTTGAAACTCTTGTTTCCATTCTCCAAGTTTTATTTCATACTTTTCTTTATTTTCTCTATCTAATGAATAATTTGCCAGTCTTCTAAATTTCTCTTTCTGTCTTTTGGCATATTGTTGCTTCTGATCATCCTTATAATCATCCTCAACTTTTTTAATCTCTTCCTTTGAAAACTTATCGTCTGGCGGTGTACTGATTCCAGGGAAGTATGTTGTGTGACTGTCTTTGCAGTTTGGATGATAAAGTCCTGCTGCCATTGCAGAACTCATCAATGGATAACTTCCATCCTCACTGCTTCCACCACTCCACACATCGTCGATCAGAATCTTTCCAACAAACGGCAGGCACTTTGGGCACGGATTTCCTCGCTTATTCATGATTACAAGATGGCAACCCCATTCTTTACGCTTTTCTCCTTCTCCAGTAAGATAAGCTCTCTTACTTGCTGTTCGGATTGCCATACCTGCGTATTCTTCTATCCTATGCATTGATCCATTCTTGTACTGGATGCATTGGATACCTGCTGCAAGAAAATCCTTTGTTGCCATATCTACAGCTTTTTCATAGGTGCCAACACCACTGTTTGCATATACCTGCGCATTGAATATCGTCTTTCGATACTGATCATTTGCACGTCTTAGCATCGCTGTCTCTGCACTATCCATATCTGAGACTGTCGCATCGATCAGTGCATTCATCTTACGATCGTTGATCTGAAAAAAGGAAGCATCAATATCTCCCTGTCCTCTACTGGTGCTTTTACCAATAGATTCCAAGATTTGTGCTTCCTGATCTAAATATCCACGTTTTCTTGATTCGCTGATCAGTGCAGGAATACTTGAATTGATTTCTCCAAATTGGTCCTTGTATCTCTCTTTGTTTCGTTTCTTGTATTCTTCCAAAGCTTTCAACTGTTCTGCCTGCCACATACCCCATTCAAAACCTTCTTTGGTTTCTTCTGCCCTGTGGCGTTCCATGTTTCGGATCATGGATGCGATCAATTCATCTTCAATTCTTTTCAGCTCTTCTTGAATATCGTACTCATTCATCGTTCACCCGTGTTGTAATACACTTTATACCCGCGTTTCTTAAACTCTCTTTTCATCTCTTTGAGTTTTGACATGCTGCTACACCTATCCTTTCTCATCTCGATGATTCCGTTTTTCTCAATCGCATAAATACCAAACGGAACGTGATCACTCATCTGTCTTAGGAACTTTTTCGTCTCCTGTCGGCTCATTCTGTATGAGTGGTTCATTATTGTTACTACCATTTGATTCTCCTATCTGAAAATCTCCTGCTGCCGTATTGACCGCCGGATCTTCTACTTCCATGATTCCTTGTTCTGCTTTCAGTCTTGCAACCTCTTGTTTCTTCCATTCATCGTCTCTGGAATCGCCATACAGCTCGTCCACACAAGCTTCAACGCTCATGACTCCCTGTGATCTTCCTTTTCCAACAGTTTCAACCTGGCTCTCGAAAGATGGATTGGCATATTCTCCAAACGTTACATCTACCTCGACATCATCATTACTGTTCTGTCCATTTAGTTCACGGTATGATTTGATACTTACCTTGATCAGACTTTGCAAGTCTTCCTGCAATGCGCCTACGATCGCATTTCTGCTATAAAGTGTAGCTTTCTCTTTTTCTCTCTGTGCATCTGCGTTGTCCAGTTTCTTTACGTCAATCCCTAACGTTGACGGACTGATCAGACCTTGCAGACATAAATCCAATGCTGTTATGTATGCTGATAAGTAGCTTTCGTGTGGAATCTCTGGCTGTTGCAACACAATTTCACTTTTAGCTCCTTCGTACATATTGGAATTTGTTGTAATATAACGATTATCAAAGGCATTGACTGGTAATGTCACACCTGTTTCTGGATTTCTTGGTAAAAAGCATTCTGGAATATACTCTTTGCTTCGTCCGGATCGCAGTGCATCCATCCATTGGCTGAACGCTTCGTCAAAGGCATCGAACGCATCAATCTTACGATCAAAGATGCTCTGACCTCTACTATCCCATTTTCCAGATTCAAAGAACATAAGCGGTACAGCGAGCATATATTCGCCACGTTGCTTAATCTCTCCATCTTTGCCTTCCTGGTATGTTGAGAATGCCAAATTCTGCAAGTTTCTTGTTTCATCCAGTGCATCAAGTGGTACTTCCTTATCATCGCAAGTAAGCTTATATTTGATATATCCATAGCCGTAATACTCATGCAGGATATATTCTCTTCTTTTGTGATCATAAACCGTTTTGAACTCAATCTCTGTGATCCTGCCACGGTTATTCTTAACCTCAAGTCGTTCTCCAGGATAGTACTCAATGATCGGATACTGTGAAAGACTTGTATCAAATGTGACCTTAAAAGCTCCATCTCCGATGTAAAGAGTTTCTTTCGTTGCTTTCTCCAATCGCTTCTTGATCTTATTCTCTTTTGCAATCTCATCCCATATATCCTGATCCTGCTTCTTTTTGAAATCAAAATCATTCAGACTGGCAAGAGTCACACTTGTGAGCATATCAACGATCAATGACGGCAATCCTGTATGAATCTTATTGATCTCCATTCCTGGACTGCACTTCGCTGCCCAGAAACTCTGCCGACTTGTATTGATAACAAGCTGTCGGTACAGCTGTTCCAGTTCGTTGCTGTCCCCTCTGTACCAGATACGGTTTTTAATTGCATTTGCTTCGTAGTCCAATGTTTCAGTTATGTTGATTCTTGAGGGATTCGCCGGCTGTACATTTAACCAACTGCGAATCCCTCCTTTTACTTTTTCCATGATATTATCCACCCATTTCATCTTTGTCTCCTATTTGCATCTTGTATGGCAGCCATGCGTACTGACTGGCATTGATCGTATGATCGTTTCTGTCCTCTGGTTCATTGTTCTTGTCTTCTTTCCAGCTGTATCGTTCAAGTTCTGAGATATGGTTAACACAATGTTCAAGGACTAAATAGGCATCCTGTTGCAACCATGAGATCTGCAGCATGATCCTGTCTATGATCGTTGTTTTCTTGTATGCCGGAATGAAATTATGCGCACTGCCATGCAGTCGTTTGTGTTTGTTTAACTCTGTGATCGTTGCCTGATCGGCAGAATCTATGAATACGTCTCTTGCAAATCCCCATTCTTTACGGTTTGTTTCCAGGAAGTCTACAAAGTTTCGCACGGCATCCGATGGTGCCAGTGGGATTGTCAGATCCGCATTGCTGTAAATCTTCTCATCTACTGTGATCACTCTGCGATCTTCTGTGATGATCTGGTAAATCATAGCAATCGTATCTTCCGATTCAGAAGAGTAAGAAGTATCCAGACCTGCAGTGATGGTTTTTATCTTGATCTTTCCATCTTTTAGCTGCTGTTTTAACCATGCTTTGGTTTTAACATGCCGCTTTCGGTCAAAATTCGAAAAGACAAGACCTGTTGCTTTTCCTCTCAATCCTTCAATCTTGTTCTTCCAGATCTTCGTCCCTTTCGGAGTGTTGGCAATGATCTTGTCTAGTTTTTCTTTTGGTAATCCCAAGTTATGCACAAAAGAAAAGAACCAATGGACCCAGTTAGGTTTTGGTTCTTCTTTTAACTCATCTTTTATTTCTTTTGGCGTTTCCTGTTCCCATTCTGGGAGTGGCCTGGAACAATTTATGTATTCTTTGTAGATCGGCAGTGCTGGATCATCAGGGTTTAGTGTTGCCATCAGGTAATCACATCGCATCGCTGATTCTCTTACAAAGTCAATATCTGCTGTATTGATCTCATCAATATACAGGCATCCATACTGACCACCTAAGGCTTTTTGCCACTTCTGTTTATCTCCATATCCAAGTACATAAATAACTTTATCGCCTTTACTTGTATGATACAATAGATGCGGAATCTTATCATCTTTGGTTCCGTTTCCATGATATTCAACAAGCTGTCCAAAATCATCGATAATCCCTAAATCTTTGTTGATGATATTCTTTTCTGCAGTACCGGTATCTTTCGCTGCAAGGATATGCAGTTTCTTTTTAGACTCTGCTACCTTAAGCATGAACTTAAAAAGACCTACTGTCGTTTTACCTGCTGCTGTCGTGCCTTCCAGGAACTCTACTGGTGCATCGCATCGGATAAACGCTTTATACTTTTCTGACAGCAACAGGCGTTCATCGCTCATTTACCCACCTCGCATCTGTTTGATCAGATCATCGAGTTTGGATTTTTCTTCTTCCAGGCCAGATACTTCCATACGGTCTTTGAACATTCCAAGATGTCTTCCTAACAATTCTAACGCTTTTCCTTTATCATTCAGCTTAATTTCTACGCCGTTACGTCCTTCTTTGATTCCTGCGATCGCTCTTACCATCATATCGGATAAATCCGTGGTATTTTTTATGATTACCTGTCCGTCCCGGACCTCTGCATAATCTGTAGCTTTCGCAAATGCAATTGCCGCCAGTTCTTTTACTACCTGATCTTGTGTTACCTCTGTACGCTCCTGACGTTCTTGCATTCGTTCCTCAATATATTTTTTAATGTTAGCATATGTTAGCAATCTGCTGCCATTCGCTCTTGCTGTTTCATCTTTTTTGATTGATGGATAAGCTGTTTTGTAAGCCCGAGTGGCATTCAAATCAATCAGATATTCATCACAAAATCTTTTCTGTTTATCTGTCATTCAGGCTCACTCCTTTCTTTCGTATCGTTCTCTTTATTTACTACTCTTTACTGTAAATGGAACAATGGATTCTGGAATATAATTCACTTCATACTTGTACTTATTAACCTTTGCCCCTCCAAGATCTTCGATCACATACATGCTGTCTTGATTCATGCCAATGATATGTTTCTTATATGTTCCATCTTCTGTCTCTACAATAAGTTTTACTTTCTTACTGCTGTCTGTTTCTAATGAAAATGCTCCAACTAGTTCAAATTCTACTTTGTCTGTTCTTGTATTGATCACTGCAAATCTGCGTAATACATTAAAATTATCTGCTTCCTGCGATACATTGCTAGATACTTTATCTGCTTCTGTGCATGCAGTTAATGTTCCACCAATAATTGCTAATCCTAACAATGCTACTAGAAATTTCTTTTTCATGTTAATCTCCTTATTCTATAATCATCCAGTCTTCTGCCAATACGTCTGTCTGTGATGCTAACCATGGAACTAACGTATCATCTGCTGCCTTCATAACAATAAATTCTTGCAGATCATTTATATCCTTTCCCGTGTACTGCTTATACATCTGGCACCCTACTTTTGGTGATTTGAATAGATACATTCCTTTTCCATTCCATCCTTTTCTTGTAACCATTAATCCACGTTTCAAATATTTAATAGCATCCCCAAAGCTAAATGTAGCCACTCCACCAAGCACAGGACAGTTCTTTGGATTTGCCACAATCCATTCATCAGATAAGATATTAGAAAGTGTATATTCAACCCTCTGCGTCTCTCTAATATCAAGTAGATCTCCCTGTCCTTTGTCAGCGTCTTTCGGTCTGCACTGCATCATAATTGTTTGCTTTTCTATGTCCCAGTACCAATATCCGCCCCAGAATGGAAGTTTTACCTTATGACCTTTTTTCATTAATTCAAATGCATCTTTAAAATTCATATCTCTTTCCTTTCTAAATTTAGACATAAAAAGACTCGGGGTCCGAAGATCACCCGAGTTCATTCATTAAGTAAAAAGAAGAGGACTAATTATGAAGTATCGCTTCATCTAATCGCTCTAGCCTATATATTAGCCTATTTTTTGCGAACGTGACCGAACATTTTCTAATTTTCTTGAAAAAATCTTGTATTTCTCATTCTACAACTGTCTTCTGTATAAGCTACTCTTCTTTTTGGATGTAACTGATTCATCTTATGTGCTACCTGCAGCCACGTCATGCCATCAATGTAATAAAATCTAAACATCATTCTTAGTTCGCTTTTCTCAATACTATTTATATATTCTTCCGCTTGATTCATGAGTTCCAGCAGTTCATTTTCTTTTTCGATCAACATAGCTTTTCGCTTATTAAGCAGCAGCTTCTTTCTGCTAAGTTCTGGTACTGGCATACCCTCAACAACAAAGTGCTGTATTCCACCCATACCGCCGCTTACTGTGTCTTTTACAGTTCCTTCTTCTGCAATTCTGAAGATCTGCTTTTCAGTCTCTGTGATTCTTCTCCTTAAATCTTTAATTTCTTCTTTCATGTCACAATATTGGATCAGTACGTTCTTGTCCACGTTCTCCCCTCCTATTATCTGCTGCCTTATTTGATTTCATTATTTTCTTAATCTGATTGTCACAAATGCCCATGCAGATTACTCTGCACAGGCTTTGCGTTAATTTACCATATTTTTCTACCACTTTTTTGTTTCATTAAATTTCTCTTATAGAATTTTCCTTTGGTAGATGAATAGTATCTGTCTTTATCTTCTTTCTTTTTCTGTCTCATTGCCTGCATGCTTAACTTCCATGCGACAAATTGTGTACATTTTCTTCTACACTTAATCCTCTTTTCTCTTTCTTTCCCAGAATTGCACTTAAGACATGGACAATCTCTATATGCCATTACGTATCACTCCTTTTATTCAAATCTTCCTGCACTTGATCCATATCGATGCCATGTTGTCCCTTTTTTGACTTTTTTCTTTCTTCTTTGTCTAGCCTCTCTTTCAACTTCATCGATCACATCATATCGATATTTACTATCCCAGTATTCTATCAACTGTCGGCTGATTCCTGTTTCTCTTGCCATCGACTCACAGGTAATTCCGTCATAGATCATATTTTTTACGATACTTTTTTTGTATTCCTCACTGTATTTTTTACGGTCTACTTTAGGTACTTCTTCATCTTTGTACTGTGCTACCCATCTTTTTAATGTTCCAACACCAATTTCTGCTTTATCTGCAAACTCTTTTCGTGACATCCCTGATGCTATAAGAGCTCTTACAATTCCTCTTTTAAAATCTTCTGTATACTGCATATTTTTGTTTCAGACAGCTTAGTTCTCTACCTGAGCCAATGCATTATCCGTGATCATTGTTCTGTTTCTTTTTGCCTGATCGTATAATTCATTGTGATTCTTTTTTGGGTTTTGTGATTTGAAAAATAATTGTAAAAACTAAATCTAGTATCGTTAAAAAAATTTACATTTAAAAGAATCTGAAGAAATATGTTTGTGATCGTTTTACTTGTTAATAGTTACTAAAGAATCTTTATCAGGCAGAGAACTAAGCTGTCTGTTCTCCTTTCCGCCTGCTGCCTTTTCGGCAGTAGGCTAATAGATCTTTGTTTCTTATGCGTATTAATAGTTACTTGTGGTATATAAAATCAGCATTGCTGATTGTGCACGTTATTTGGTAACATTTCTTATAGTTTTACTATTCAACGGTTTTTTTAATTCCTCTGCTGATTTATAAATATCTCTTACCATCTTTTCGATCGTATACAATTTCAGTCCATAAGATTGTAAGTCAATGACTGCCTTTGTTAATTCTTCCATGTCTTTCTCTCCTTTCACGCTTATATATCAGCTAATGCTAATATGCAATAATCTTCTTTTAATCCTGCGAATCCTTCCAGAATATAGGTGATCTCCTTTTCAATCACTCTTCCTGTCGGTTCTCCATTGTCCATTTCTCTAAGTTCTAAGATATCTCCAATTTGATAATCTCTGTCATTTTTCCTTAATTCGAACGATTTTCTTCCCAATCTTACATCTTCAAAGAACATTTTTGCTAATTTCAATTTATGTCTGCGATCATCCATAACTGTTTCCGGTACTTCTACCTTGTTTGTCTGCTCAATTTCAACTTTCAAATCTTCTGGAAGATATTCTGGAAAATCTTTTTCAATGCTTGTTTGGCCAACGACTTGTTCTTCTTGTTGCGATGTCGCAACTGGCATAGATTCTGCTTTTGTCGGCTTTTTCGACTCTGGCTTTTTCTCTACTTTTTTTGGTTCTGGTTTGACTTCTTCCTCTATCTCTCCGTATGTAGCTTTCCATGGATCTGCTGCCCCTAAATCAAATGCCTGATCATATTCGCTTAGAATCTCACTCCATGTTAGCTCCTGCACTCCGGATACTCCCATCGTTCGAACTGTAATCTTTTCATCTTCGAACTTGATCACCAAGACTCCTTTTTTCATTAACCGATATCCTTCTGGAATAACTGCTGCCTTGATATCGTCAATGCACTTTGCGTTAGCGATCTCAATCAGCTCTTTTCTTCTGTCTTTTGATGCATACTCTTTTCTTAAGACCTCTTGAAACTTTGTTAGAACTTCATTCTCTCCTGCTGCCTTTTCCATTCGCTTAATCTCTCGAATGTCTTTTATGCTTGTCTGAGCTGTGATCAATACATAATCTTCTGGATCCATCGTTAGCATTTCAGATAATCTGCTTTTTCCTAAACCAATGAACTCTTCTCTTAATTCCAGACTATTCCCACCAACGCTGTATTTATCGTTGATTGCCATGAATCGACTTGTTGGAGATTTTGTTAATCCAAGTTCTTTTTCTGCAAATTCATAGATTGTATTGTATCCATCCTGTCTGTATGCTTCTGTGTCTCTGATCTGCTTTAATCTATAGCCGATCGCTACAAAGCTCTCTGCCAGGTGGTTAAGTCTTCTTTTGATGTCCTCTTTGATACTGATATATTCGTTTAGTGTGATCTGATGATATTCTTCCATTACGCTGCCTTTCTTACTCTCTTAATCAATGCGTTGTGAAATTGTCTCACAAACTGATCTATTTCTTTCGGTACTGGATTATTGTGTAGATTATTGTATGCTCCACGATACTGTATAATTTCTAAGTTTCTAACTTCCATTGTGTAGTAACTGGTATCTTCTTCTCCCTGTTTCCTGATAAACAGAATGTCTGTTTCTCCTTCAGCTACTTTTTCTGTGTAAGTTCCTACGCAATGGTGTAAGTTTCGTCCTTCTTCCGCGATCTCTTTTAGAGACATCGGAACTATGATTTTATATTTGCTCGTCTCATAGCTGTACAATGCTTTCAGTTCTTGGATTCTTTGCTGATATTTCTTTTCTCTTATATTGTCTCCTTGAATCTTCATGATCTTTGTCAGATCATCATGCCTGTCTTTTAATTTTCTCGGAAACAGTACAGCTTTATCCTTCATGTTATAGCCTAAGTCTTGTGCCATTTTCAAATAATCCAGCCATATCCCTGCATCGTGTCCCTTGCGTGTGTAGGTTGCTATTTTCTTAATCGTTGTGAACGTTCTCAATGCTATTAGATGATGCCCTGCATTGGATAATGCGATAATTTCATCGTCTGTCAGTTTTCCATCTGGATCATTTCGTAACACTCTAATCTCGTCTCTTCCAAGATCATAATCTCTTGCTTTTCTCATATTTGCTTTCGTAAGTCCTAAAACTTCGTTAAGCTTTGTGCCCACATTTAAAAATCTGTCATAGCTCCATAATTGTCTTGTCAGTTTTCGCATGTTTGCTTTAATTACAAGTTCTAACTGTGGGTGCTGCATATAATTTTCAATGATCATTTCATACTGTTCCTGTTTGCCCTTCCAGGATGCAACAACATCGATGCCGCTATGTTCTAGGTATGTATCCTTGATCATTTGTTTCAAATTCTTTGGATAGATCCTTGCCTTTCCTACATTCATTGCTCCTGTATCATACCAGTAGGCTTCTTCTCTTGGGTCTTCTGCAAGTCCATTAAATAACTTGTAATTTTCTTCTATGAACCAAATAAAACGATCTGCTATTCTTACACTTTCTTTATTTTCTGCAAACGACTTTTTCTCTACCAAGCTTTCTATTGCGGCGATTCCGATGTTTGTTTTTTGGAATCTTACCACTTTGATAGAATCTTCAATATACGATTGTAGTCCTGCTGCCTTATATATGATCCTCTTTCTGCAGCTTGGGCAAATTCCTCTTTTGTTGTGTGCTATCTTTTGTTTCCTGCGGTCTAGTTTTACCTTTTGTCCACACTTTCCACAGAATCCTGTTGATTCCTTGTAAAACAGATAAGATTCCATTTGCTTTTCTGCCCATTGCCTTAAGCCTTTTGTAATCGGTCTGATTTCTTCCGATTTCTCTTTGATCTTCTGCATTCGTTTTTCATGACGCTTTTCTGATTTTTCACTATTGATCCTTTCTTCAATTTCGTGGATCTGTTTGTTTGGTTCTGTTTCTTTCCATCTCCAATCATTCTTTCTGTTTTGTTTATAAAAATCAGATAACTCCTTTTTCTCTTTCTTACTCAATTCCAATTCTACTTTAAATTGATCATCACTGTACTTCCACCAGCTTTCTAAACATTTTGTATTCCACCCAACACCTTCAATGTAATTTGCGTATTCATGTTCCCTTAAGCAGATTCTTGCATTGATATTATTTGTCTTTCCGTCAATCCATTTCCCATCGATTATGAAGCAGTCGCCTAATCTATGAATCTTTTTCTTTCCGAAGAACGGTATCTTTTCTATTGTTTTCTTTTTCATGCTCTTGCACCTTCTTTGTAATATCTTCCAACAATCTCAAACACGTCTTTATCTCTCATAGCTACGCAATTGCTTCCAGATTTTTTCATCTTTCTTGCTTCATTCTCTGCTGCCTTGTATGCATCTGTTAACTTCTTTCCTTTTTTTCGGATGGCGATCGCTAAATCTTGATCTTTCTCTGCTTCAACTTTTAAGAAATTGGCAATGGATTCTAAATATCCATTCTGTCCCTTTTCCTTTCTTACTTCCATGTCTAGCTTTCCGACTGCTGCCATTAGCTGATCAGTGACAAAATCAATCTCTCCATCCCAAAACATCTGCGCCAATTCAGCATCTATGCCGTTTTCAGCACATAACTTGTCCAGATTTTCTTTCTCCCCTTCTTCTTTTAGGCTTCTAGCCACATCGTTGATTTCTGCTGCTGTCTCCATCTCTCCATATATGTCAAACATGATCACACCTCCTAATACAATTTACCGCCCATGATCGCACGTACTGCATCCTCTGGCTCGTATTTGCCACCATAGTTTTTTGCACTTTCCAGACGTTTATATAATTTCTTCTCGCTTCTTCGATTCATCGGACAGCACAAGTGCACGATTTCTTCCGCAGTCTTTCTTTCTGTGCCTAATTCATCAAATAATGCTTTCTGGACACCTCTTTTCAGAAATACATCGGTTTCTCTGCACATATGCGGACCTCTCCGCCCTTTATGTAGACCTGTTGGAAGTTCAATAATGTTATAATAAAAATCACATCCGCCCTGGCTTCTAAATACAATGTGATGCTTCTCCATGATCCCAACTTTTTCATCATCTTTGATTTCACCCAAAAACGCTTCTAACTCATATATTTCCATAGCTTTAATTTTTCCTCCAGTTCATCTTTACATTCATAACGCTCTAACAGATCACTATCAGCTGTTACATGATTTGTCTTCTTGAATATATAAACTTCTTTCCACAGATCCGCGTTAGCGATCTCTTTCCCGGCTTTTGTTTTCCAGTCATGTTCGGCATATACCCTTGCTGCTTTTAACATACGCTCAAAGTAGTCGCAATCCGCATGAATTCTTATTTCATAGGGTTGATTGAGTTTTATTCTTCTCAGCGCTGTTACTGCTGCCTTAATCGTGATTCTGTTGATTGTTGCCTCCATATCCCCACCATTTACATCTAACGTATATGGTTTTCCATCTGCTTTTATAAACTCCAGTACAGCTCTAAACACCGCTGGTCCTCTTCCTCTGCTGTGTGACACTGTGTATATGTAAATGTCTATCTGTTTCATTCTTTCCTCCACTGATTCAATATTTTCACTTGAATATATTTTAAAAACTGATACCCATCGGCCGTGAATCCTGAAAATATACTTTGCTGGTCAATGTAATATCCTTTCTTGGGTCTTGGATCTCTTTTAAAAAATTTTCGTTCGAGGATTATTCTTTTCTTTGCTACTGGAATCTTCAGATTCTTTGATGGAGAATATCTTCTCGGTAGTTTTTCTCCTTTTTCTGTTACTTCTTTGATCAGATAAGATGCCAGCTTCCCATATTGGCCAGTATCATCTAACAAGCTCACATAGACACTCCCATGTGGCCAACATTCCCTCAATGTTTTACTGTCTATTGAATTGATTACTAAATGATGATGTCTGGCGCCTCTTTTTCCAATCTCGAACACATGGACAAATTTTAATTCTTTCTCCTGCTTTTTAAACTCTGCTCGAAGCTTTCTTAGGAATTTCGCTTTATCCTCTTTCATTTGATCATAATCAGGCTTTGTACCTGCATAAGATAAACGAATGTGCATATCCCCACCTGTGAAATTTTCATTCAGCAGCCACCTTAATTTATCTATCGCTTTTCTGACATTAATCTTTTTCTGTGATTCTGTTGTCTTTTTCTGTTTCTTTTGTCTCTTGCATCCCTTGGGATGTATCCTGTGACTGTAATATCTTTGGATCTCTATTGTTCTCCCTGCTGTTACTATCTTTTCTATGTATGGCATGTCATTCTCCTTTTGTCTCAGATTTAATACCTTTAGCAAGTCTAAACAGCGGTATTTCAACCGCTATTTTTCTTGCCTTTGTACGGAGAACTTGATATAATATTAATGAAGTAATTTTCTCTGATAGAGAGATAAAAATCAGAACTCACTTTAGTTTGTGAGTTCTTTTTTTATGCTCTTTTACTATCTTTTCAAGTTCCTGTAAATCCTCGCAAATATCTTCATATCTGCCTAATTTATTTACTACATCCCCAACCAGACAGTTATTATCCTGTCTGATCAGAGATGCTCTGTATGTATTGCTGCTATGATTCTTCATTGTTAGTCTCATTGACTTCTTCCTTTCCAAAGTCTATTTCTAACGCTTTTATCATCTTTTCTGCTATTGCTACTACCTTTTTTGTATTATCATCCGATTCTTCTTCCAGGGCGTCTGCTACATATCTTAGTATCGCGATCATATGCGGAACCATATGATTTGTCATTGGAGTCACGCTGTCTATAACTCTTTTTAGCATCATGTGACTGACTTCTATCAGTTTCTTTTCTCCTGTTTCATTATACCCAAGTGCCAGACACAATCCTGCTTCTATTATTTTCGTGTCACAGTTAATTAAAAATTCTTCTGACATTCCTGACTTTTTATGATATACTGTTTCTTGTGTTAGACTATTTATGTCCGTGCTCATTGGAGTTGCTGCTCCGTGGGCACTTTTTGTTTTTATAAAATCCCGAAGTGCTTTTATTTCATCGAATCTCCCTTGTTCATACGCTGCATTTCCTGATCTATTTCCAGTATATGAATGTTCAACGATTATTCCTTGAAGCTCAATTCGTTCATCAAGTTCTTTCAAAATCTCAACTTCGTTTATCAAATTTCTTCACTCCTTCCTCGTAAATCAACGCTGTGATCAAGCACAACGCTGCCAACTCTTTAAAAATTCCCATTGCAACCAGCACTGCTGCCGTGCATATCATGGCTTTTGTTTCACTTTTCATCTCATGCTCCTTTCTCTGGTTGATACAAAATACCAGTTACTTCCCAAAATAACTTCGGACTGATGTAATAATTTGTCCTGCTCTTTCCAGATTTTCTAAATGCGTATCCGATCGGAAGCCATCCGGCTTCAATGCCTGCCCTTATGAAGCAAGCATCTTTTCCCATCTTCTCTGCCGCATATGCTATCGGTACATTCCCCTCTGGGAACTGTTCTGGTGCATTTGCGTATGCTGCTAAGATTCTTAGATCTTGTCTTCTGCTCATGTCTTTCACCTACCTTTCTTCAGATGGCTTAATTCCCTGCCCGATGATTGAGTGCTATTTTTAATAATTAACCAATTTAGGGAGGAATTTCGTGTATCGGACAGAGGATTAAGCCATCTGTGTATTCAATTCTTATCTGTGTTATAATTTTCCTAAAAACATAAAGGAGTTTATTATGCCAACACCATTTAAAGATTTAGAATTTTCGTTTAAGCAAGTCAGTATTCTTAGAAAACTAAGAGATGATGGTTGCATCTCAAAAGAACTTGTTAGGTCTAATCCTGAATATTCTTTTCTCTAAAAATACAATCTTATTGATAACGCTCCCGAACGTTTTGATATTTACCGTCCAAGCGATAAAGATTTGATGTATTTACGCTATAGAAGAAAAGATCTCTTTAGGACTTGGTATCCTCACGTTGTATCCAGTCTTGCTTTTATTGCTTCTATAGCATCATTGATCATTAACATTCTTTCCTCTGTGCATTAAAGAAAATGTATAACCACATACGGCAGTCCAATGAATAACCAAATAAGTTCTGCAATTATGAGAAATAATCCATAGGCTGCCGCCTTATCTTCTTTGCATACTTCTGCTATCGCTATAGCCCATTCTTTACATTCGATGGCTATGTATTTTAGAACCTTCACTTCTCTCATCTCCTTTGTTCTTACCAAATAGCTTTTCGATTTCTTATCATTTATGCAAAAACAATAATCAATGTGATGATCGAAACCGTTAAAGAAATATATGGAAGGATCATTCTTCTTCTGAAATCTTTATCTTTATGAAGTTCTAAGATTTCTTTAAAAATCATTTCGTCTTTCTCACCTCCTGGTTATTCAATTCGCTTGTTTCTTCTTATCTTCTTTCTTATAATTAGATTTACAGGGCACTGCCATGTCCGAGTATTCAAGAAAGGACGAGTTATAACATGAAATTTTTAATATTATTTTACTTATTGATATACGTATATTTTGTTGCGAAGAATATCTTTCTTCTCTGCAAAATACGTAAAGCAATAACTGTGTTAAATAATTATTTAAATTCTGCAATTATGCCAAAATCTTATTATGACGAAATAATTAAAAAAGATAATTATCAACAATGTTTAAATGATGTTCTTTTTTATTACCCTACTATCGCAGAATTTAAAGATAGTTTTGAATGTCTTGAATATGGTGTTCCAGACAAACAAAATCTTGTTGCTGCATATCATCTTTGCAATGAGTTAATGATGAAAAGAAATTTTATCTTTCATTCATTCACCGAATCCTTAAATCCTGTTAATGTTTTGAAACAAATATTTAAATTTCCTTCCTCTTTCATCGCTTGGATAGGATTTAATCCATCTTCTATGTTTTCAAAACTATTTAATATTTTTTGTTGGGCACTTACTTTCGCGCTCAATATGTATTCAGAAGAAATAAAATCTTTTATATCTACATTGATTCATAAATAGCCTTTACACATAGAAAAATCAGCATAAAAATCACAGCACTTTCTTTTTTACTTACATTCTCTGTGAAGCTCAAAAAATAATTTATGATTTGTGATAAAAATAGTGTAATGATCAATATTGCACTATTTTTTTTCATGGTTGATCACCTCCTGGTTATTTAGTTAAACATCGTTTAACTTTTTAATTAAAAAAATATTTACCATATTCTGATTCATTAATATTCAAAAGTCCCGCCCATAACACAATGTCTTTTTGCGAAAATCCTGTTTTCCCAGTCATTTTCTTAGACAATGAATTAGTGGAAATCCCTAAAACTTCTGCATATTTTTCTTGGCTTCCATATTTTTCGATAATTCTTCCTCTCAGTTTATCGTATGTATAGCCCATTCTTTTCACCTACTTTCTTTTCTTTGCTACGATTAAAGTTTAACACTGTTTAACTCTTCTGTCAATATAAAAGTTTAAGATAATTTAACTTTTTGTTTGATTGTTTAACGCCTTTATGATAATATGTAACTATAAAATAGAAAAGGAGGTATTGTGGATGAAAAATCCTATCACTGCCAATCGGCTAGCTCTTGCTTTATCTAACGCAGATATGATTCCGCAAGAGTTAGCCAATGCCTCTGGTGTTAGCAAAGCTTCCATCAGTCAATACTTAAACGGATCTCATGCCCCATCTAATATTAGTAGTGGGAAAATGGCAAAAATTTTAAACGTCAATCCCGTATGGTTAATGGGCTTTGACGTACCTATGCAAGAAAAAGCTGTTGTAAAAAAAGTGAATACTAAAGGTGTTACTATCAATGTTCTTGGACGCGTAGCTGCTGGTATTCCTATAGATTGTGTAGAAGAAATTATTGACACGGAGGAAATTACGCAAGATATGGCTTCTACTGGAGAATTTTTTGGATTACAAATTCATGGTGATTCAATGGAACCAAGAATGAAAGATGGTGATGTTGTAATCGTTCGTCAGCAAGATGATGCGGAAACTGATAATATTGTAATTGCTGTTGTTAATGGCAACGAGGCAACCTGTAAACGATTAAAAAAATATGCTGAAGGAATTGCTTTAATTTCTACCAATCCAAGTTATGAACCGATGTATTTTTCTAATAAAGAAATCGCAGAAAAACCTGTTCGTATTATTGGTGTCGTAAAAGAATTAAGAGCTAAATTTTAAAACAACAAAGGAGAATAAAAACATGGATTTCAACGAACAATTAAATAACTATTCTAATAGAACTCAACAACTTAAAAGTCAGTTAATCACTGAAGAATCTACAAAAACATCATTAATCATGCCTTTTTTCCAAATGTTAGGCTACGATATTTTTAATCCTTTAGAATTTTGTCCCGAATATACTGCTGATGTTGGAATCAAAAAAGGTGAGAAAGTTGATTATGCCATACTTAAAGATGGTAATCCTGTGATTTTAATCGAGTGCAAATCTTGCAACGAAACATTAGATAAACATTCTTCTCAATTATTTAGATATTTTGGTACTACTTCTGCTAAATTCTGCATTCTTACTAATGGTATTGTTTTTCAATTTTTTACAGATTTAGAAGAAGTAAATAAAATGGATCTTACCCCATTTTTGGAGATAAATTTTGAAAACCTAAAGGATTACCAAATAAATGAACTGAAAAAATTCCGAAAAACTGATTTTGATAGTGATCGTATTACCAGTACCGCATCAAATTTAAAATATACTAGTCTTATAAAAGACTTTTTACAACAGCAAATAGATGATCCAAATGATGATTTTGTGAAATATGTTACCGGTAATGTCTATGATGGTCCTAAAACTCAAAAAATATTAGAACAATTTTCTCCATTAGTCAAAAAATCATTTGCTAGTTTAATTAATGAATTGGTAAACAAAAAAATTTCATCCGCTCTTGATAAAAATGAAGACTCTGAATCTGTTGAAGATGAAATTATTCCAAAAAGCAAAATCATAACAACAGAAGCCGAAATAGAATCTTATTACATAATTCGCGGAATGTTAGCCGGAACTTGCAATGTTGAAGATGTAACTTACAGAGATACCGAAAGTTATTTTGGTATATTATTTACAAACAATAACAGAAAACCTATCTGTAGATTGAATCTTGATCGCAAGAATAAACAACTTTTTATACCTGATGAGAACAAGAAATATGAAAGAATTTATATTGATTCTTTAAATGATTTATACAAATACAAATCACGACTTATTGAAGTTGTTAAGCGTTATATATAATAACATAAGGAGAAATTCGTATGAAGAAAAAGTTTTTATGCGTTGCATTGTCTGCAATGATGTTGTTACCAACCATACCAGCATCTGCAAAATCTAAAGTAAGTATTACACCATTAAAAAAGACTATTTATATTAACCAGACTTGTAAAATTAATTTAAAGAACAATAAAACTAAAGTAAAATGGACAGTATCTAATAATAAAATAAGAATAGTGAACAAAAATAACAAATACGCAACTATCAAAGGGCTGAAAGTTGGATCAGCTTATATAAAAGCTAAGATCGGTAAAAAGACTTATCGGAGCAAAATGACTATCAAAAAGAAAGTTGTTAAAACCCCTTCAGCTCCTACTGTTAAAAATTATACATATAATAGAATTATTTTGGATAACGATAAACTTCAGATAAAGTTGGCATATACAACTTCTTCTGAAATTGCGTTTGCAGTATATAATAAAACAGATTCCTTATTTAAGTTTGACTGTGAATATTTTAAATTGAACGATACGGATTACGAACCAGATGAAATGACAACTTCTCCGTATATTGCTTCAAAAGACACTAGAAATTTTATTTTAAAAGCTAAAATTAAAAATCCTGAATGTACTTCTTTCGCAGGCGTTTTTAGTATCTGGGCCGCAGATGGTTACATTATTGATTATCTAAATGTTTCAAAAACTACTGTGAAATAATTTACAATAAAAGAAAACCGCCCAGCTACCAACTGGACGGAACATTGCGATATCGCAACAAATAAACTTTGAAAATATAATATGCTTACCCAGAAAGTCGTCAGGCGGCAAGTCTCCAACACCGCTCCGAGCATTGCGGAAAGGAGGCCCTTATGAGTACATATGAGGAATTTATGATCATCATAAATGTTGCACTATTAATTATTGCCATTCTGAACTATACACATAAAAAATAGCCGTCCTGCCCCTGGTAAGTGTAGAACGACTATTTTTCGTTAAGCATTCGCCGGAGCGGATGGGTTTGCTCCATCGTGCCGACTTCCTTGTTAAGTATATTATAATCAAAGTTCTTGGATTTTTCAATACCATCTTGTTGACTTCGCCAAAATGGTTAAATTTAAAAAACCGCCCAGCTACCAACTGGACGGAATATTGCGACATCGCAACAACTGAACTTTGAAAATATAATGAGGAGGTGATTACATTGTCTAAACCTTTTACGAAAGAGGATGTAATTCAAAATAAAAAATCAGCAATCCGTGCTTTAAATAAACAACTAGAATATTACATAAATGATCCTTCTGGCAACCATCTAAAAAAAGCCAATTTAATTTCTTACTGGCTTAAAGATTATGTTCGCATGATCAATTATGAAGAGAAATTTAATCCAACTAGAAATATTGCCTATAAGCGAGGAAATATTATTAAATTGAATTTCGGTTTCAATATTGGAAGCGAATATGGTGGTCTCCATTATGCAGTCGTTCTTGATAAGCACAATGCCCATAATTCCCCTGTCGTAACAGTTGTTCCTTTAACTTCGATTAAGCAAGATAAAACAATTCATGAAAATAATATTTTCCTTGGAAATGATATATATCGACTATTAAAAGTTAAACATGATACAATTTCAAAGACATTAGAAGCAGAACAAAATGAATTAGACTCAATGGTTAAAATAGTAGGTTCAATGGTTGAACTAACAGAAAAAAGCACTGCAAAAACCGTTGCTCTACAAGAAAAAGAAAAGCCATATAATAAAGAACTTTTAAAGGCTAAACAAGATTTAGAGCTTGCATGGAAAATGTTAGATGGTCTAACTATTAAAATCGATAAAAACAAAGAAAAAATAGTAAACTTAAGAAAAATTGAAAAGGAAATC